AGAATCAGTCAGTTCAATCATCCGAGCATCCCAACGACCTGTCTGGTCCCAGAGATCACTCAACATGGCGTTTTCTCGGTGGATAACCCACCGATCACCGCCACCACCCGGAGAGCCAGCAGTGTCCAAAGCAGCCGTCAGCACAGAGACCGTATCTGTGGCTATCCCTGCCTTGTCCGGCATGGTAGCGAACTGGACCGTGTCTTCGAAAAATAAAAAGGGCGCTTCCAACGCAAGTTGGAAATACGCCCTATTAATGAAGTCATCGAGACGTGACTTCGCGTCGGTAGACTGCTTAGGTCCCCAATCAGCCTGTGAGAAAACTGCCGCTCGGATATCTTTGAGATTCATAAGATCCCTCTACGCAACAGTTTACCTCACAAAGCCGTTAGGTTTTCTCTATACGCCACACTTGATCATTCCCGCAAACACAGGGACAGAGTGTCCCGTTGCGGCTAGATCGGCAGCATCGTCTGCGAGCGCAAACCCAAAGACCATGTCTCCCTGATCAGTATCGAGGGCATCAGCGACACCGCCAGCATGCGCGACAAGCGCATCTCCAGCACCAATGCTACCATCGCCCTTGATGTAGGGAGCATAGCCACTCTTTTGGACGAATCCATAAGAGCCGGAAGCGATGACATGCCCAGCTACGCCGAGAAGGCGCTTTTGAGGTGTGTCTTCGTTACCTTGGATAGCGTGAAAAGGATTAAGAAAGTCGCCGTTGACTTCAACAACGTCTCCGATAGCAAGAGTCTCATCGCAGAGGATGTAGACCCAAGTTTGGGGACCGTTTCCAGCGTTAGAGTCGGCGCCAGAAGCGGCGGGAATGACCAACTCAAACCCAAGAGGCGCAAGCTGATCGGTCGAAACAGTGGTGGTAGTAATACCAGCAGCAGTAGTAGTCATTGTAGTGTTCCTTTTAGACTATTGTTAGGCGGTTGCGCCACCGGTGACAACACCGTTGGCCCGAAGTTGGTCGCAGTACATACCCATGTTGAGTACGTATTCATAACGCCACATGTCTTGCTCAGGAATCCGAATCGGACCACGCACAGCGAAGTCACCCTTGGTCTCCATGCCAGCATCGTGTCCCAGCGTGTAGATGTTCCAGGTATCGGTCTTCAGCATGTAGATAACCCCAGCCTGTGTCGTGGCTGTGGTAAAGCTCGCTGTAGCAGAGACATCAATAGAGTCTTCAAGGAAGAAGTCAGCCTCAAGGAAGGGGATTCCCTGACGAACCTGCCCAGGAGCTTTGTCGCCATCAACCTTCATCACGCGGACTTGATCGTCGAGGTCATCCACGTAGTTCAGGTAAGAGCTCTCGTCTCCGAGGAGCAGGTCAACCGGGCCGGAAGCCTTAGAGCCCTGACGTGAAGCCTTGTAGTAGACTTGACGCATCGTGGCCTTACCATCCGTCGCGAAGGACGAGATGTTTCCGTACTGGTTGTGCCAGCCTGAGGGGGAGTTCTTTACGAGCCCGAAGACCGTATCACCCTGGTTGGTGTTCACGTCGTACTCAAGAGCACCCGTCCGGGCAGCGCCCTGGGGGTTGTAAGTAGCCTCGCCGTTTAGGGTGAGGAAACCGCCAACGTCTGTTCCATTTCCGGTTCCAAGCTGGTTGGAAATCCGCTCGTGGAAGTCGGACAGTGCCAACTCGGGGTAGCGCTTGATGATTTTAGCGAGGTCGTTCTCGCCATTGGCTTCTGCCATGTCCTTTCCAGGAACGTCGAACGCGTAAATCAACCGAGGGGCGTAGGAGTTTCCTCGGGATGCGTTCTGGCGGCGGCCACCGGCGATTACCTCAGAACCGGTAGTGACCTGAGTCACAGTACCCGGACCATCGGATACCACCACGAACTCACGGTACGGACCCTTCAAGGAGGCACGATCTACGTTCCCCTTGTTAACGACCCGCTCCATAAGTGGATGCCAAGAGGTGAAAAGCTCAGAATAGCCAGGAGCAAGGTCCTGGAGAGCGGTAGCGACTACGTCTGGATTGATTGCCATGTGAGGTTTCCTCTACAGGATTCTGGAGCAATGCTCCGGGGGTAAGGGGTGTGCAACTCTATCTTCCGCCGCTATGGACGCGAAGGGCTCTCCGAGCGGCGAGGTCTCGCATCTCATCCAGCGTCTTCGCTTCTTTCATACCACGTTTCGCCGCTTGAGGGCGTGTGGATCCAGTAGCGCCGTTAGTAATCTTAGCAGCAGGGCGGGGTTTGGAAGCTGCTTTCTTCACTTCCTTAACCACTTCTGCCTTCGCAGCCTCTTCCATGCCCTCTCTTTCGGAGAGTCTGGCGTGGGATTCCGCGAGTTTAAATGCGTATTCGTCTGAGACGCCATTCTTCTTAGCGTCGACTGCTATAGCAATGGCATCCTCGGGGAGTTCAATCAACTGAGCAGCGATGTACCCATCCCAGGAACCGCCGAACTCATTGCTCTCTTGTAGCAGAGGGCCGAACTTGGCGAGCTTCTCTTCGTTTTCCCGCAAATCCGAATGCTGACGCCAGAACTGGTCGACATAATCCCGGACAGCCAACTCTGACATATCGTTAAACCGAGACTCAAGGTCTTCGTACTCGGTGTTACGCCCGTCGAGATTGCCTCGCATCTCCTCAAGCTCTGTGGTGAGCTTCCCAACGCGAGGGTCCTCATCCTCATTGAGCATAGCCGTATAGACAGCTTTGAGGTCATCCATCTCACGACGGCGGCCATCGTAGTCATTCTGATACCAGCGATTAATATGCTCTGCCTGACGACGGACTGATTCTGGGAGAGTACGGACATCGCCGTTCCAACTGTCCCAGTCTACATCCTGCCCAGAGGCTGCATTCTGAGCAGGATGGATAGATGTTTGTGCAGATTCAACAGATGAAGTGGAAGCAGGAGCACTCGTCGGAGCACTCGCCGGAGCGGCAGACTCGACTGCGGGGGCAGATGCGGGGGCTGAGACTTCTTCGCTCACACCAGTCCTCGCTCTTTCATACGGGCAGCGGCGGCATCACGCATATCACCGAGAGGTGCGGTGGGAATCGGCCCCATTCCACCCATCTCGTCCATCCCACCCATCTCACCCATCTCTCCAGCGAACTGGTCAGAGAGAGCTTGGAGTTCCGACAGGTATTGCTCACCTTCGGGGGTTTGGGGGTCCCAGTTTGCGATTAGGGCAGAAACTCCCTCTTCTAGAGAGGCGTGCTCACCTTCAGCCCCTTCTTCGTCGCCCATTTCAGGGAACTCTTCGTCTTCGGCGGGGAGTTCTTCTCCCTCTCCCATATCGGGAAGCTCTTCTTCCTCTTCTTCCTCTTCTTCGGGCATTTCAGCTTCAGCGTCTTCGTTTCCGGGATTTCCGTAATCTTCAGCCATTTTAAGCTCTCCAAAGAGAAGTTACACAAGAGTTCTACCTACACAGGGGGAATACGTCAAGCAATGTTGTAAATCTTCCCCTCCCCACGGGAGATCTTCTGCTTTTTCGTATTCTCGGCTTTGATCCGCTTCGTCCGGTCATCATGGTCCCGGAACCCCAGCGTCTTCGCCTTCTTATCCGCCTTTTCACGGGCTAAATCGCGGTGTCGAGTGAATGCAGCGTCGTTGGGAGCCACAACTTGACGGTCAGGATGACGCTCAAAATATTTCCGTTCTTCCGCCGCCGAAGAAAATGAACGACCGATTTGTTCAATCACCCTCGGTTTGGACGGCATTGGCCCAAGTGTTGGGGTCGCAGCAATAATAGTGCGAGCCCCCACCCCACATTCGGGGCAAACGAGCCCATCTGTCTCATATTCATGGACTTTCAGGATATCTTCAAAGCGTCCGCACCCTTCTCGGCACTCACCTTCGTACAATGGCATGACTATTTACCTCCAACTCCGGGCGGAAGGGAAAAAGGAGCCCCCCCAAACCCAGCCATCTGACCTTCTCCCCCCTGAATGGCACCTCCAGTGGGGGAGGGCGGTAACATAGGCTCAGTGCCGGGAGGAAGGGCTCCAGATAGCCGTGTATCCTCCTCAGACGGGACTTCTCCCTGCTGTGGGGCTTGAGCAGCCGCCTGTTGTTGTTGCTGCGCTGCTTGTTGCTCAGCCTTCATTTGTGCGGGATCCTTGGCGACATCCTCCAACTGAAGCAGTTCAAGGAGCTTCCGAGCGAAGCGCTCTTGGTCGACAACAGGAGATTCCGCCATCAAATCGTAGTATTGACTGATGTTCTTGAGCTGAACAAGGCGGTTGTTCTCTGTGGGAGAGTAAGCGACTGCCTCATAATCATATTCCAGGGGGTTCTCACCCCGGCTGGCCAGAATCTCGCGTGCCATCATCGAAGCGCGAGTGACTTCAAGGGACTCGTGAGAGCCCAGGAGGCGAATGGGCATAATCTCGTCTTCTGCGAGGAACTCCTCGTACAATCCGACGATGACTTGGGCCTGCCACCCAATAAGATCGTAGATTACTTTCATCCGACGCCCATTTCGGGTGCGAGTGGCCGAATCTGCGAGGGCAACCTCCGTAGCGACGTCTGCTACACCGACAACACCGCGAGAATACTGCGGAATCCCCAAAATGAACTCAATCACCTGAATACAGCGGTCTCGGGACGCCATAAACTCAGGAGAGAGCCCAGGGGTTTGGGTATGGCCGATAATATCGGAAATCCGGGCGTTTGCCTTACCGTGAACCGAGACAATCGACCCTGGAGAGGTGGCATCCCGGAGTTGAGACTGAATATGCTCGGGATTATCGACCAATCCGGTATTTACCAACGTAATCGGGATGGCCGTCTGGGCAAACCAGAGCATGAGCGTGTCTAGCTCGTTCAGGCGCTCAAGAACGGGCTTAATGAGCTTCACATCCGACAATCCGCCGATATCGGAGAGGTTATCGTTGAACGAGAGCAGGAAAAACGGGTTCCGAACGAATCGGTAGGGCAGTTCACCCTCGAATAGGGGGGAATCCTGCTCATCCAGGCAGTGATAGTACATCCCATCGCCCGAAAAATCGTAAACCTCGTATACCGTCGTCCATTCAAAGACTTCCTTGGAAGCCTCGTTTACCAGAGAGCGGTCCTTCTCCCTGTCCCTCAACCACTCAGGATAGGCACCAAACTGGGCCTTTTCGGCAATCTCGGGGTCATACATCCCCTCTTCTTCGCCAGTTTCCTCGTCAATACGGCGGATTCGCTTCTCGAAGTCTGCCCGAGTGAGGACTGTGACCTCAATCGCGTAACGAATGTCCTCCCAACGGTTGACGCTCATGTCGTACCAGACGTTCCTGGGGTCCACATTGATTAGATCAGGGGAGCGGCGCTTGAAGTTCCAGACGACCTTCACGAAAGAGCGGGGGTATACCGCAGCCATCGTGG